TAACTGGATTAAAAGTATATGTTACATAACCACCGAACATTCTAGCAGCTAATTCAACATATCCTGCATAGAAATCATATGTTGCCATACCACCGGTGTAGTTATAATTCAACAAATATGTATTTAAAATAGCACTACTAAATGGATCGAATGATGTTGAGCTTGGGCCTGTTTCTAAACCTACAGTTCTACGGAATAGACTTCGTACATTAATAAATTCTTGCGGTAAAGTATATGTGTCAACATTTTTAATTACCGTCATTAATGTATATGATTCGACAGTTGCATTTTGTGCTCTTTGTCTATAAATTTTGATAGCATAATTAAAAGCTGCCTCATAATGCTGAGGATCTAATTCCAAATCAATAATATCGCCGCCCAAACGCAGTCTTAAGTTATTGAAAAGTGCCTCTTTTAATTCATCTAATGTTAAATTTGTAGGTGTTGTTAATACGCTTGCAACCATTTTTAGTCCCCGTTATAATGTATTTATCGGGTGTCTATAGGTCGCCTGCTTTACGGTTTTCACTTTGGTAAATGTCAAACTTTCCACCAGGATATCTAGTTTCCAGTTTGCGAACATTTTCAGCAATAACATCATTTGGGTCAAGATTCAATGCCCTGCAAGCATTGATCCAATACCACATGATATCACCTAGTTCACGCTTCATATGAAACACATTTTCTTCATTTAGTGGTTTGCCTTGAAAGAAAATCTTTTTAGGAATCTCGCAAAACTCACCACTTTCTGCGGCAAGTCCTAAACATGCTGTTAGCAATAGTGGGACATTAATATCCGGGCCATGTTGATTGTTTGTAAAGTCATAATTGCCATCTAGTAAATCGCAACGATTCATAAATGTAGTTAAATCATTACTAGGTTCACTTGTTACAGCTTTTACAAACTCTTGGTATCTGTTTAAATCAACTCCACTCATATTTTTATCCTTATTTAAAATTTAAATGTAAATTATTTTTTGTAATGTAATCATACAAATGTTCTGCATATAACTTGTGCGGAACCTCATCATGGTGATAATATTGTGCTTTTGCGTTCTTATAACCCATATTAGCATACTTATAATAGAACGGCTCAGCATTGTTATCAAAGTCTAAGAATCGTTTTCTATCAATCTGTTCTTTATACCAATCTAATGTGACATGGTGTTGTGTAAACATATACAAAGTATTTACAAACAGGTATTTAATTTTGTTCATTTTTAAAAAATACTGAAGTTGCGTTACATAGGTCGCACTCAATATTTCAAGGAATAATTCATTATCTACCATAAATCTATGGTAACCCTCTATGAAATCTTGCTCTTTACTGCCGTTACCTTTGTAACCTAAGTTTATACGGATATAATCGTCATGTGTAGGACTATACCAATCGACATGTTTATCCCATTCATTTTTATACCATGTTTTTTGATAAAAGGGCACCTCCATTCGTATGCCATCGGCCCATCCTACTAAAACAAATACTTCATCATAGGGATCATATTCGTGATTGAACCAGTCAAGGACACTTCGAACAATTCCGCCATTCGCTGATCCTGCAATTGCTATATTGATAGGTTCATATCCCAACTTATTTGCTAGTAAATTACCAAAACTATTTTTACGATTGTATTCACTATCACAAGATCCATCAATTTCAGAGCCTGCAGGATCACTTCCGCCTGCTATTAACATTATTTTTTTACTCATATATACCTCTAAGTTTTGCTAAAACTCTTTCATATACTATATCATTGCCTTGAGGATTATAATGATTCATTGATCCTCGATATTTTTCAAAAATTTTTTTAAAGTTAATAAAATTTTTAAACTTGTATAAATTGTCCCACTCGATGTGTGAAATATGCAAAGTGTTGCTTCCGCAAAGACTATCTATCTTTTCAAGTAATAGATTATGCATAAACTCTGCATATTCTAAATCAAAATATTTGTCAAAGTAATCTGCAACGGGTTGCAAATTTGAATGTTCAGGTAAGTGTTCGATGATATCACTATATAACAAACAACTATTTTTGTGTAACCTGTCTTTTGAATGAACAGGATGTTCTTTAACAAAAAGGCGGTAAGGGCTAGTATGAGATACTAGCACTAAATCAAATTTATTTAAATCGACTGACTGTAACTGTTTTAGGATTTTATATTCACTACAACCTGCTTGAGCTAGGTTTGTAACCTTATAATTTTGCTCAAGCAGATTTACCCAACCATATCCTTTATGTTTTACAGTCCAATCAGCGGCAAAACTATCACCGCAGATTAGAAGTTTATCCATTAAAACGCTTTCAAAATAATCATAGCATCGTTGAACCTACCATTAGGGCTTGTAGAAACTGCCTTGATTTCCTTGAAGTATTTACGAGCGGCGGGCTTACTACCCATTATTTCTTTCAACTGCTCACCGGGCTTGCGTAGAGTTTTTACTTCACTGGTTTTATTATCAAAGCCGATAATTGTATTACCCTTGACACTAAATGACTTGCTATATTCATCAGCTATATAGTGATGCAATTTACGCTTTGCTGTATCATAAACCCAAGCCTCACTAGCACCATGCAGTTTTACAGGATGCAAACTTGTAAGATCCAACTTCATTGCAGGATCTTTAAATTCTTTGAGATACTTTAGTTTGCTTACAATCTTTTCAACAGGAACTGCCTTACGGGCTCGGGGAGCTTTATTGGCCTTCTTAATAGAAATATAGCTATTAAAATCAGATAGAAACTGGTCGATAAGTTTCAAAACGTTTTTGATTTGTGTTTTTGTCAAATGCCCATACGCCTGAACTAACTGGCTATCCTTACCTTCAAGCACTTCCAAATACTCATCACGGCGCTTTTGCCAAATAGTATTCAAAATGTAAATGTGTTGCGGCAACACATTCTTTTTTGCTAGTTCATCAATAGGCTTATAATTAAATGTGGATTTTGCACCTGCAAGAATATAATCATCGAACATACCCTCAATTTCACCTGCGGCTTCTCGGGTCCGTTCTTTCATAATCTCTTGCACATTTGCTTTATGTGCAACTTCTTTTTCTGTTTTATCTGTTTTCTTTCCACCAGTTTGGGAAATCTTGTTTGTTTCTGGCTTTTGTACTGTTAGTACAAGGCGATTAATTTCGTCCTTCAATCGTTGACTTTCAATTTCGGACAGTTTTAATCCGCGCAAAGTCATCCTTGCTACCCAGCACATACTAGGATTTAGTTGACTTTCTTCAACTTTGCGAATTACTTTTGCCAAACCTTGATTGCCAGTCAAATCAAGATACTGTACCAGCATTTCTTTCGCATCTTTGCGACCGTAAAAACGGCTGTACCAACTTAGTCCTTGTCCAAGTTGTGCAGTTCGATTTGGCATCTCATCCGCAAAAAACGGTTCGCTACCATAATATTTTGTATCGGGATCTTTAGGATCCAATGCCTTGACTACAGAAGGGTCAGCAGGCTTTTTAACAGATTTGCGTACCATACTTGCTCCAACAAATGTACATGATTACTCATTATATATGTTTTCCGATTTATTGTCAAGCCTTGTCCGATAAATACAATATGCCAAAGTTAAGCCTATACCGCGAAAATAAACAAAACGACTACAGATTTTTGGACAGAAATATTTCTGAACAATTAACTGTGGGCGGTACCGATTTGTACATACATAAGTATTTGGGTCCAACTGACCAAGGTCCTAGTATTGACTATACACAACCTCAATATAACAAACTTGATCCTACAAATATACAGGATTTATTGTTTTTGGAGAATAGAGATAGGACATATGACCCAAATATTTATAGATTACGCGGACATTACAATGTTCAAAACTTAGATTTCGATTTAAGTCAATTTGGTTTATTCTTAAATAATGATATTATTTTTATCACAGTTCACTATAATGATATGATAGAAATAGTTGGTCGTAAACTAATGGTAGGTGATGTTATTGAGTTGCCACACTTGCTAGATTATAATCCATTAAAAGAAACAATACCTGTTGCGCTTAAGCGTTTCATGCAAATAACTGATGCGAACTATGCTAGTGAGGGCTTCAGTCAAACTTGGTTCCCGCATTTGTGGCGAATAAAATGCGAACCTTTAGTTGATAGTCAAGAATTTAGTCAAATATTACAACAGCCTATTAATCAAGACACATATCTTGGTTTATGGGATAGTACAAAAACATACCCCGCTGGTTATGTAATAACTTACGGTGACAAAAATTACAAAGCAAAAATTGATGTGCCTGTAGGTATCGCACCACCAAATGAAACTTATTGGGAACTTGATACAGCAGATAATTTAAGAGATATTTTAGGTACTTATAACAAAAACATTGCAGTTAATGATGCTGTAATTAACGAAGCTAAACGAATTGTACCTAAATCAGGTTACGATACCAGTGAGTTATATGTTGTTCCTACATATGGTGTATGGGAAGAAAATGGTGTATTATCAAAGAAAATTAATCAGCCTGCACCACCTATAGACATAGTAGTATCAAGTAGCGGCATTCCTGGCTCTGTAACAATGATACGCAATCCTAAATATAAGAAAGCAAGTCCTGCAATAAAAATTTCTAAAGCAGCAATGCAAAGTATTTGGGATATGACAGTTGATTCAGATCCTTCAGATATTTTAGACAAATTTGTGCAAGCAAGTTTACAAGTGATTGAAAAAGCTCCTGAAAGATTATCAACCGGTTCAGGTCAAGTAAGTGGCACTAATATTCTTACATTACAAAGTTTAGGCCAAATTACAGGACCATATGGAACTGCTGACAATACATATGCAACAGCGGATCAGGATCCCACTCAGCCAGGCTTTAGTGGCACTATCAGTCAACAAATGGACTTCCGTGCAGATTGCGATCCTAGATTCCAATATATATCTAGATACACCCCAAGAAGTTTTAGTTATACAAATGGCTATTTAACAGGTGATGGCACTGCACCAAATGGACTACCAACTGGCACAGGAATAGCTTTCCCCAATAATCCTCAAGTTGGCGATTATTTCCTTCGTATAGATTATCTACCAAATGTTTTATTCCGTTGGGACGGTACTATATGGGTCAGAATGTCAACAAATGTAAGAACGGAAACGGGCTTTACAGAACAAGATAAATCATTATTATCAGGCTTTATAAATGATACAGGTGTGATATACAGTAACGCAGAGCAACAACTTATTCCTGAAGCACAACCATTGTCAACTATATTAACAATAGCACCTGATCCACTACCACCAGTTGAATAATTATGGCACAATTTTTTTATGACGCACAAATACGCAGATTCTTATTACAATTTGCAAAAATCTTTAGTAATTGGTATGTTACCAAAGGCAAGGATCCTGCAGGAAATGAGATTTTAATGCGTGTACCGATCATGTACGGTGATCAAAGCAGGCAAGCAAGTACGGTTATAGCAAATAATAGTGCAAGTAATTTACCAAGTGCTCCATTAATAACATATTACATAAGTGGCTTGGAATATGACCAATCAAGGACACAAGACCCGACTTTTGTTGATAAACTGAATGTTAGACAACGAACATATGATGCCTCTAGTCAATCATATGAAACTACGCAGGGACAAGCATTTACTGTAGAAAGACTCATGCCTGTTCCATATACACTTAGAGTAACAGTCGATTTTTGGACAACAAATTACAATCAAAAATTAGAACTTATAGAACAGTTGGGTACACTTTTCAATCCTGCACTTGAAATACAAAGTACAGACAATTTTATTGATTGGACTTCTTTATCTGTTGTATACCAAGACGGTTTAACCTTTAGTTCACGCAGCATACCTCAAGGAACAGGAAACCCGATTGATATTTTAACATGGAAGTTTAAGATGCCCATTTGGTTGAGTACTGCAAGTAAACTTAAAAAGTACGGGGTCATACATAAAATTATTGCTAGCATTTTTAGAGGGGACTCACTGGATGCAACTGCAAATGAGGATTTGTTACTTGGCACAAGACAAAAAATTACACCATATGGTTATAAGGTTTTGTTATTGAATAACACCTTGCAGTTACTTCCCGCTGATGAGGCGTTCGATCCTAGCAATGTAAACTTATCGTTACCCAATCCGCCTGATACATCATTGTATTGGACATCGTTACTACAAGTATACGGTGCGTATAAGCCTGGAATATCTCAAATATGGTTGCAAAATCCATATATGGAAACAGAAATTGTTGGTACAATTGTAGTAGATCCACTTGATGATAGATTGTTAATTTATAATATAGATACTGACACACTTCCTGAAAACACTCTGGATCCTGTTGACGCTGTTATTAACCCACTGACATCAGGCCCGGGTGCGGGATTACCTGCGCCGATACCAGGAAGAAGATATCTCATTGTTGAAAATATGGGAGGAAGTGCTCCCACTATCGCCTGGGGTAATGTACAAGCAGAAGCAAATGATATTATTGAATATAACGGGACAGCATGGGTTGTTGCATTTAACGCATCTGCAACTACTTCATTGCAGTATGTAACAAATCTTAATACAAATGTTCAATATAGATATGTACCTGCTGAAGGCGTATGGATGAAATCTTACGAAGGATGGTATGATCAAGGAGATTATTCTATTGTGATTTAATTTTGATAAATCATAATATGAGTATCGCAGCAGGTATATTCTTTTTTTGTAATAAAACAAACAGATATCTTTATCTATTAAGGTCTGAAAAGAATCCTACATGGAGTATACCAGGCGGGAAAATTGAAAAAGATGAAACATTGCTTGAAGGTTTAGAGCGAGAATGTTTAGAAGAAATACAAGTTTGGAATGTCGAATGGAAATTAATTCCTATTCAAAAATTTGTGAACGGTAATTTTGTATATCATACATTTTTTTGTTCACTAAGTGAAGAATTTGTACCAAAATTAAATAACGAACATTGCGGTTACGCATGGGTAGGAGAACAACATTATCCGAAACCCCTACATCCAGGGCTCTTTAATACTGTTAATTTTGATTTAGTTCAAGATAAATTAAAAGCACTAACTGAAAAGGGGACCTGAGTCCCCTTTTGTTTTATTTTAACAATTTTGCAATTGTATCAAAACCTAATGCACCGATAACAACTCCGGCTCCCATCATCATCCACCTCCACTTTTCTAAAGCTGAAACCTTTTTCCCAAGTTCAAGATGAGCATTGTTGTCGCTATCTCGCATTTCTTTGAGAAACTTCTTCATATCCTCATTTTCATTGGTCATGTGATGACGCAATTCTTTGAGTTCATCTTTAATTTCCTCAACTTTATCGTCAAGATTTTTATATTGAACCTGTAAAATTGCGACTTCAGTTTCAGTCTGCTTAGGGGATGACATTCTTGCCACGGGCATATTATGCTGAGCCTATTGTTACGATTGGGTAAGGTTGTCCACCATATGTATTTGCTGCATAAGCAGTATTGAAAGTTGAGAACGCAGGATTTGCGTTGGCAAGAACAATATTACCTGTTGCAACAGGACCAGATGTTGCTGTAAACAACTCAGCAGTATGATCACTCAATGACTGAACTTTAACTGTAGATGCATTAGCATAGGTTCCAGTGATAGTCATTGTGTTTGGTGTCAATGCAGTATTTGCAAGATTTGCTGTAAAACATTGTGCAACTAAGTTAGATGTTGCACCTTTGACAAGATATTTTTGTTTGCCTTTTTGACGAACAATGAATCCTGCCTCATCGTTTGCATAAATCCAACTTGCCATAGGCCATGAATTAAATGTTGAATTTGCTGATGCGGATGCAGCCAATGTTAATACATCCTGTGTAGCGTCTACTGTTACTGTATCGTTTGTTACAGGAACTGCTGCACCACCAAGTGTTGAACTAACTTGGAAGTGAGTTGTATTAGCACCAGTTAATACGAAGTATGTTGTACCTGTTGTTAAACCACCAATATTACCGTCAAACACAATTGGTTGATCTACTGCAAAGTTTGTAGCATCACCTGATGTAACGACAAATGAGCCTGTTGCTTCTGTATCTGTAATAGTTTCAGTGGTATAACCACCAATTGAGCTTACAAAACCAATGTTGACAGGAGCTCCTGTTTGTTGACTTACAATTTGTATAGCAGAGCCTGCAACAACTGTATTGGCAAAATCTGTGCCAGCACCATATATATCAGCACTACCTGTATCAGTATATATTGTACCTGTACCATTTTGTCCGATTGCAACAGAGCAAAGGACCTGCTTTCCGTATATTGCTGTGTTACCACCAACAACGCTGTAAGTTGCAGTATTAGTTGCTGGATAACCAGTACCACTTAGTGGATTGTTAAAATATGCATCTACCACATTAACTGAGGCCAAGTTAGTAACAGGACCTGCTGTACCTGGATCAAATACTGTATAAGTAGGGTTAGCTGACAACTGGGTTGCAGAAACTTGGAAAGTACTGTTGTTTCCTGCGTTAACAACTTTTAGAATCCAATATTGTGTTCCAGCTACTAAGTTACCAGTTGTTGTATGAGGAATAAAACTCATACCTGCAATGATACCTAATGTTGTAAAATTATTACTTGTTGTCACTAAATCTGTTGTACCGCTTACAGCAGTAATCGTAATAACAGCTTGTGACTTTGCGATTTTTAAAGGGCGTCCCATTTGTTTTTTCTCCTTATAATGTGTGGGTTCTAGCCACTACGCGGCGGGGACCGCATAAATCAGTACAACAACGCACTGAACAAAGTATTTATCAATTTTTTGGATTTTAACACCCCAGTTAAATACTGTCATGGCAATTTTAAATCAATATAACTACTACTATATTAACTCATTTAATAATAGAGAAGGCAAATGTGAGAAACCTGAGGTGCGAGTTCACGGCGGTTGGCCGGGTACTGGTATAAGGAAATGGGACGATAAGGATTACTATTATGTTGAGTTCATAAATGGTGATGCGTTTTATCACCATCCCATTGAAAAATTAGTAGATTATGAAACATATCAAAAAATTCTAAATGGTTCCATAACTCTTTGTATATCCCATATACATGAAGCATATCATTATGTTATAGAGGACATCTACAAAGATGTGGTGATTGCTTCTAAAATACCACCATCTAATATTTTATACCTTTCAAACTCGTTTGATATAGGAAATGAAATTGATGCCATTAGTAAAAAATATAACTTACCCAAAATAAGATCAGAATTTATAAGTTTATTTGAGTATGTTGGAAAATATGAAATCGAAAATCGCAACGATTGTTTCACAACTGATACACTTAATCGTTTAGACTACACAAAAAAATTTTTATCATTTAATGGTTTGTGGAGACCACATCGTTTAGAATTAGTAAGTTTTTTAGAAGCATTTAATATAAGAGAACAAGGTTATGTTAGTTTAAATGCTGTACCTTGTGAAATCCCGTCAATGGATGACATGTTTCCTAGGATTTTACAATGGAATAAAGATAATACTTGCGCCTATAATTTGTTGATGCAAAATGAGAAAAAAGTAAAACAACTAAACAGACTGTATATTGATACCGATCCAAATCAAAATTGGAACGGAGCTCCTTATTATAGCGCAGATAAAAAGTTGTATGAAAATACCTACTTCTCTATCGTTACAGAAACCTTATGTAATCCAGATGAATCTGGAGCAGGGGTAACCTTAGGTAGAGCATTAAGCGAAAAAACTTTTAAACCAATTATGAATTGTCATCCATTTATGATTGTAGGAGTAAAAGGAATATTAAAAACACTTAAACAACTAGGATACAAAACTTTTAGCCCATATATTGATGAATCTTACGATGATGAATCAGATGGTCATAAAAGAATTTACAAAATTGCAAAAGAAGCAAAAAGACTTGTAAACTTAAATAGTTTTGAACTTAATGAATTTGTT